TGCACAGCTAGTTCAAAGCGGTCAAATACCTCCAGAGCAAGGCCAGCAGCTACAGCAGCAAGCTATTAACTACGATGTAGTAGATAAAGACAGATTTTTAGTCAAGATTGAGTCAATTTCACCCTTTGACTTTGTTATTGACCCTGCTGCTAAGAAGATTGACGACGCAGAATACTGCGCTCACGTCGCATATAAGCCTGTACACAAGATTATTGAAAAACAGCTAGAAGGTATCTACCGAGAAGCTGACATTAAAGAGGTTAAGGCTAAAGATAGGACTTCTGGAGAGCAGCAAGACGATTCTGATGGTGTTAAAATCATCGAATACTTTGGTCTTGTACCAGAATCACTGCTTGACGTAGAGCTAGACGCTGACGAAGAGCTGGTAGAGCTTGATTTTGGCGAGCAAAGCAGCGATTTAGAAAACGGCGCAGCCACTGCTTACGATACAGTAGGCGAAGACCTTGTAGAAGCTATTATTACCATTGCTAACGACTCTGTAGTTTTAAGAGCAATGCGTAATCCGTTTTGGAACGAAGATAGACCGCTAATTGCTTTCCAGCATGACACAATTCCAGACTCTTTTTGGGGTCGCGGTGTTTGCGAAAAGGGTTACAACTCCCAGAAGGCACTCGATGCAGAGCTAAGAGCCAGAATGGATGGGTTAGCACTGACTGTTCACCCAATGATGGGTGTTGATGTTACCAGAATGCCTAGAAGCTCTAGCTTTACAGTTAGCCCTGGTAAGTCTATCCCAACTAACGGTAACCCAAGAGAAATCCTTAGCCCATTTAACTTTGGGCAAGTTGATCCAGCAATCTTTCAGTCAACTGGTGATCTTGAAAGAATGGTTCAAGTGTCTACAGGCACATCAGACCCATCTTCACCGCTTAACATTTCACCATCTAACAGCACAGCTTCTGGCATGTCTATGTCGCTTTCAACAGCGATTAAGAGATCCAAGAAAGTGCTGGCGAACATTGAGCGTAACGTCATTAAGCCTTTCTTAAAGAAAGCAGCTTGGCGGTTTATGCAGTTTGACGAAGAAAACTTCCCAGTCAGGGATATTAACTTTGTCACACACTCAACACTAGGAATTACCGCTAGAGAGTTAGAGCAACAGCAGCTAGTCCAGTTACTACAAACTGTTCCACCTGAGTCTCCAGCGTTTATGGTCATGCTCAAGGCCATTTATGACAACTCTAGCCTTAGCAATAAGGAAGAGCTTGTGACAGTAATAGAGCAGATGATGCAACCTAACCCAGAGGCACAACAGATGCAGCAGATGCAGGCACAGTTAGCATTCGCTAAAGAACAGTCTGAAATTGAGGAGCGTAACAGCAGAACCTCAAGAAACGAAGCTGACCGTCTGAAGACGCTTGCTGAGATAGAGTTAAGTCAAGACAAGCTAGATATAGAGCTTCAAAAAGAAGTTCTTAATCTAATTACAACCCGCGCTAATAGGCAAAACGGGAGTGAAGTAAATGCCACTACAGAACCCGGAAACGGAGAAGTTCTACCAGGATCTGTTCAGCCTAACGTCTAGGCCAGAATGGGCTACCTTTAATGAGTATTTCAAAGAGCTGTTAAAAGCAAAGATTGATACAGCTATTGATACAGAGACTATGGAGGATCTTCACAGAACCAAAGGTCAGGTAGAGGTACTTAGATCAATCGTTTCTTTTAGAGACGTTCTTGATTCTCATTATCAGTTTATGATAGCCGAAGAAGAACAGTTCGATGAAGATATTTGATATTCAATGTCGGTCGTGCGACTACACATGGGAAGGTCTGGCTAACGAAGCTGGAGAAACCTTTGAGTGTGAAAAGTGCGGCGAACCGGCAGAGTCAATCATCAGCTCTTGTAACTTTAAGTTGCCGGGCTGGGATTTAGCGTTCCCTACAGCCGCAGCGCAGTGGGCAAAACGTCACGAAAAAGCGGCCAGAGGCCGTGATTAAATTCACTCCTACAACCCTTAACGATAAGGCAGGATGATAATATGAATAATAGACTAGTGGATCAGCAGGAAGAGGTACAGGCAGCAGAAGGCGAGGAAATGCTCGACCCTACTTTGAATTACGAAGAAGAGGTTGAGTCTAACGAACCTGAAACTGCTCAAGCCGAGGAAATTCCAAGTAAGTTTAAAGATAAGTCCTTTGAAGATGTTGTTGATATGTACCGTAACCTTGAGAAAGAGTACGGTCGTAAAGGCAACGAAGTTGGAGAGCTTAGAAAACTTACAGACGAATTGCTCCAGCTAGAAATCCAGCAAAAGAAAAATAATCAGCAAAATGTAACCCAAGCAGAAGAAGAACTTTTATCAGACGATGATTGGTTTTCTTCACCTAAGAAGGCGACAGACAAGTACCTTGAAAAGTCATCACTGGCTAAAGAGGTGCAGGAGTTAAAGGCCAAGCTAGCTAATAAAGACAGAGAGGTTGCTCACGAGACTTTTGTCCAGAAGCACCCTGACTATCTTGACGTAGCTAAAGAGCCTGGATTCGCTGAGTTTGTTACTGGATCGAAGTACAGACAAGAGCTTGCTCAAAAGGCAGACGCCTACGACTACGATGCAGCAAACGAACTTTTCGACCTTTACAAGACTGTCCGTCAGCCTACAGAGAGTGCCGATACAACCGGTTCCGCAAAAGCCAACCAAGAGCAAGCCCGTAAAAAGGCTACCTTAGAAGGCTCCGGTAACCGCAGTAAGGGTACTAAGAAGGTTTACAGAAGAGCTGATTTAATTAAGATGAAAATGCAAGACCCTGAAAGATATATGTCTATGCAAGATGAAATCATGCAAGCGTATTCTGAAGGGAGAGTTAAGTAATTACATATTGTAGAGGAATTAAATCATGGCTTTAGGTACAGATCACGTCACTACTACCAGTAGTGCAACTTTTATCCCGGAGGTTTGGAGCGATGAGGTCATTGCGGCCTACAAGAGCAATCTTGTTCTAGCAAACCTAGTTAAAAACATGAACCATCAGGGCAAAAAAGGTGATGTAGTTCACATTCCTTCACCTGTCCGTGGCGAAGCTAACCAGAAGTCAAGTGAGACTCAGGTTACTTTGATTAGCAATGTTGAGAACGAAGTTCTAATCAATATCGACCAGCACTGGGAGCATTCCCGGATGATCGAAGATATTGTTACCACTCAGGCTCTAAACAGCCTGCGTCAGTTCTATACTGATGATGCTGGTTACTCACTTGCTAAGCGTGTTGACAGCGAGCTTGGTGATCTATTCGCTGGCTTCCAGGGCGGTACTGATTACAGTGGCGCTGTTGTTGGTGCAGACGGTAGCACCGCTTGGGACGGATCAGCTTCAGGTGACACTGGTAACGGCTCTTCATTGACCGATGCTGGTATCCGTAGAATGATCCAGACGCTTGACGACGAGGACGTTCCAATGTCCCAGCGTTATCTTGTGATCCCACCTGTTGAGAAGAACAACCTTCTCGGCATTCAGCGTTTCACTGAGCAGGCGTTTGTTGGTGAAGTTGGTGCTGCTAACAGCATCCGCAACGGTCGTGTAGGCAACATCTACGGTGTTGAAGTATACGTCTCAAGCAACGTACCAACGGTAACTGCTGATGACACCACGACTGACTATCGTGTAGCAAGCATGTTCCACGAGAGTGCAATGGTTCTCATCACTCAGTTGGCACCACGGGTACAGACCCAGTACAAGCAGGAGTATCTATCTGACCTACTCACCGTTGACACCTTGTTTGGTGTTGGCGAGTTGCGTGATAACGCAGCTGTAGTAGCAGTTGTTCCTTCTTAGGGTACTAAAGGCAAAGGGGGAGTATTTTCTCCCCCTAGCCACTAGGAGATATAATGATTAGCGTAAAAGACACAAAGACAGGAAAGACCTTTGAAGTTGAAGATGCTCACTGGGAGAATGTTCTTGTCAGAGTAGATCGCTACGAAAAAGCAGAAAAGAAGCCTTTAGGTAGACCTAAGAAGGCCGTAGAAGCTCCACAAGAAGACATTGAGGAATAAGAATGGCAACCTACCTCTCAGTAGTAAATTCTGTCTTACGCAGGCTCAGAGAGCGTGA